TACACCGGTATCCAACACTTCTGAGGGTCAACCTAGTGAGACTCCAAGTGAGTCAACAACTCCACCAAGTGAGGGAGAAAAACCAAAAGAAGAGAATCCAAGTAACCCAACTGAAGGTGAAAAACCAAAAGAGGAAACACCAACTCCTCCAACACCAAGTGAACCAACAACTCCACCAAGTGAAGGAGAAAAACCAAGTAACCCCAGTGAATCGGTAACTCCTCCAACTGAAGGAGAGAAATCAAAAGAGGAGCAACCTACGACTCCTCCAACAGAGGGTGAACAACCTAAAGATGGGGATAAACCAAAGGAGGAAAACCCTATAACTCCACCAACAGAAGGAGATAAACCGAAGGAGGAAACTCCAACAACACCTCCAACAGAAGATGAGAAACCAAAAGAAGAAAAACCTACTCTAACTTTTGATAATGAGGAACTTGTAAAGAAACAAGACAACACTTATACTGTAAGCACAAATGAAAAACCAAAAGTTAAAGTACACGTACCAGAGGGTATCCCTCAAGATTCTGTGAAACTCGTTCAAACTTTAGTAAATGGTACAACTCATGAGTCTCATGGTATTGACGGAGATATTCTTCCAGTAAATTCTACTTTGGAACTCATTTATACTGATAAAGAAGGTGTTGAGCATAAAGAATTATTAGGGTCTGTGGTTAATAATACGAAGTATGATTATGTCACAGAGAGTTCAAAAACTACTTTAACTTTGACTCCAAAAGAGTTAATTGAGGGTGACATTTTACCTAAAACTCTTACGTTACATTCACTAGATAATAAGTATAGTTTAACTGCAACTTTAGATAGTGGGTCTTATAAATTTGATAGTTCTAGTCTACCTTATGGTGTTTATGAGTTCTTATTAGATTCATCTAATACTTCAAGCTTTGGTAAAACTTTTAAATCTGGAGTTTTCAGATTAAACGGTAAAGACTTTGACTTCATGCCAGATGCTTTACCTAATGAGCCTTCTCGCCCAACTCCAACCCCAGAACCTACTCCAACACCTACTCCAACA